TGATCTGCTCCTAATCTTTCTATAGACATAAAATCATCAGGTCTTGGTGGAATAATTGGTCTTTCTAGTATTTCTCTTTCAGGTATCAAGGGTGTGTCCAAAGCAGGTCCACCAATATTAACGGGTGGTGTTACGCCTAGAGCAACATCAGAAACTGGAGTAGGGGGAGGGGTAAACGGGATACCCTTTCCCATCTGCATGTTTCTAACAACTGGATCATCATATATAGTGCCGCCCCCTGGTAATTGTATTGCAAAGTCTCGTATGTCTGGTGCATCTTCTTTGATACCTAAATCAAGATCACCTGGACCAAAAATAGGTAATGGTTGTGCTGGTGGCATAACTGGGATTGGCTGTACTGGTGTTTCGATTACAGGTTCTCTTGGTGGTGCTGGTGGAGGTATAAAAGGTATTCCAGGACCCATAGGCATACTTCTAAATATAGGATCTTCAACAACTACCTCTGGCACTTGTCTAGGTAGGGGACCTGGTATTCTTGCCGGGACCGGCCTTGGTCTTGGTATGGCAGGTCTTACTATTGGGTTTATACCCATTCTAGGTCTTGCAACACTCATTAATTTTCCAATTATAGCCATTATGATAACCTCTTATCAGTATCTTCAAACATATTCATAAGCGTGCCTAAGTTTTTAGCACCTTTTTCTCTGTTTGGTTTACCATCTGGTGTCAGCATGATTGAATCTTTTGATTTAGATATATCAAATGCACCTGCGCCATTATTAGCTGATGCGGTAAAGACATACTCACCATCACTTAACATAGCGGGTATATCATCAGATGTACCTGTACCAATACCTATTGTTGGCCCACCTACTTGACGGTAATCTAATTCAAATAATTCTGGATTTAGTGCACCTCCTTTTGCAAATCCTGGTCTGCCTTCTGCTGTACCGCCGTATGCCGCCATTTTTCTAACACCTAAATCAAATCCTTGATAAACAGGTTGCGCCATTAAATCTGGTCGTCTAGATGCTCTTATGTCAGTCAATCCACCTTCTCTATCTTCAGCTGCTCTTTTTACAAATTGACCATAAAGACCAGCTAATGCAAGTGCTCCTAAACCACCTGGCATTCCACCTTGCCCTTGTCCTATTTGTCCTAGGCCACTTAATAATCCTCCTTGTTCTCCTGTTCCTAAAAATGTATCTCTTAATTTTGGGCCTATTCCTAAACCAAATAAACCTTTTCTTTGTGGTGCGATAGGATTATTGTTTTCATCAAATGAGTATCCCATCTGTTGTAGCTCAGATCTTGTAACTATACGGCCATTAAGCTCATATTGTGGCGTACCAAAATCGTCAACAGTCGTTGTTACTTCGCCTGTCATTTGACCAGAACCTAAGCGATCACCAAAAATGTTTTTAAACAAACCTTTATTATCCTCACCTGGCAAAATAAATTCTTTACCTGCGCCTAAAATGTTTCTAAAAGTTCCATCTGCACCAAAAAATTTACCTGAACTGCCTTTTAAGCCTTTTAAACCTTTTAATGCACTTCCAGAACCAGAACCTGCGAACTTAGCTCCAGCTCCAGCAGTCAAACCAGCTAATAATGCATCTTTGGTATCCATACCTGATGCTTTTCCTGCTACTGCTGTTAATGCTGCTTTAGCTACTGGGCCAACTCCAGGAATAAAACTTACAGCAATAGGTGCTACTTTTTTTACTACTTTTTTTACTTTTTTAAATACATCAGATAAAAAACCAAATTGTTGTAATCCAGTCAATTGATTAATTTTACCATTACCAACAACATAATCCGTTGGATTTAGACCAACAGCCTGCATATCTCTATTAATTAACTGTTGTGTAGTATTGCTAATAACTGGTGGAACTACCATCTCGCCTGGTGCGGCGTGAACTATTTGTGTGTCCTCTAGTTGTGGTTGTGCTAATTTATCCTGCATATCTCCTTCCATAGTATTTGTTATTTTAGCGTAAATACTTAAAAAGTATGTTTATTTTCCAAAATTAGCAAGTTTGATAGATACGGCTTTGTTATTTGTAACGGTTACCTTACCTAGTGCGCTTGTTGCCTCCAGTCCATCATTAACAAGAGGGGTGCCTATATTAACCCATTTTGAGCCGGTATAGACCTGCAACACTTCGAGTGTTGTATTCCAGATTATACTACCTGGATTGAAATTTAAGATTTCTAACTCATTTTCGCTTACTTGACGAGTATTATCAAGGTTTACTGCACCTAAATTTATTTCTAATAATCTTATTAGGCGGTTAAAAAGCTCTGGCGTTACATCAGATTGTGCTAACGGTAACTGCGTTGGTAGCAGTTTGCTCATCTTTTACCGTCTGCTTTTATATCTATTCTTGTTGCGCCTAAACGCCACCCTACGCCTAAATTACCGTTATTAGAAGCATCATCATTAGATTCAACACGCAAAGCCATTTGCCTAGCTCTTGCTCTAATAAAAGATTGTTGTGTTGTACTAGATACTTCGTTTGTAGAGTTTGTAGTTAATGAATCACCTGGAAAATTCCTTGTTTTTACCACAACATTTACAGAACAATTGTTTTGATCTTCAATAAATTTAAAATCTGGAATTATCCTGCGGGCAAAAGCAAATTGCTCACCATCACCTAAATCAAAGTCTGAACTCTCTATAAATACACCAGTCATAGGTGATCCGTCATCATCAAAACCTAATTCTTGTTGATATAAATAACTATTAGCCACTGCTCTTGGGTAGTTTTCTATACCAGAGTCTAGCCAAGCAGTTCTAGTAAGTTGACCATAAAACCATAATTGTTCTGCATAATTATATATGACATACCTATCAATACTATCGCTACTGGATGAGCAGTAAAACCAACCTACTTCATTTTTATCTTTTATGGTAAATGCATGTATTTTAAAAGACTGTGTTAGGTTTATGTCGCTAAATACATAATTATGTACCGAACAAGGTAAAGTATTTACTGAACCATTATAAAAGTAAAAGTTATTGTAGCTCATAAAATATACTGCTGATGGGGCTGTTATTGCTGCTTTTGGTGAAACTAATCCTGTACCTTCATTAATAAGATTTACCGCAAATGTAAAAGGCGGCCCAACAAATTGCATACTGTAAAGGGCGGTATCTGTCCACACCAATATTTCTTGTCTTGCTTTAACAGCGCCAATAACAGAAGATCCAGATGAAAGTCTTAAAGATCCTGCCGTATTAGTCGATTTGGGTTCAAACTCTAGCTCATTTTCTTGGTCACTAAAAGCAATAAGCATAGGATCTATTGTGCCTGTTCTTGAAGTACCACTAATAGGATCTGCACCTAAAACTATAAGATGTCTATCAATTTCTGATGTTATAACTTGTAATCCTTTTGTTGGCACTAGATTCGCACCAGAAACAGTAGATAAATTTGCAGCTCTTGTTGATGTGCCGCCTGATTCTAGCCATCTAAATATACCGCCGTTTCTTTGGTTAAGAATTAAATTTTCACCAAAATTATCATGTGTCCACTGCCTAAGCTGATTAGTATTTGAAAGTGCAGCTGCTTGCCCAAAAGCACCTTCACCCCAACCATTAAGTCCCCAACCAGTACCAGGGACGTAAACATCTAGGCCAACATTTACCTGATAAGCACCTACAACAGAAGATCCACCATTACCACTATCAGAAGAATTTGCAGTAACCGTTGTGCCAGATGTGTCTTTTGCAATTATTTTATAGCTGTTAGCATTTACAATAGAATCTATTTGATACTCTTGATTTAGTACAGCAGCGATAACATTACCGCCTAAAGAAGCAGCGCCACTAAAAGTAACAAAATCGTTTTTTACTGCCCCGTGTGCAGTATCAGCAACAGTTATTTCACTACTCCCATTAGTTGCAGAAAAAGTTACGTCACCAGCTGAAGTTGTTGATCTTATTGGAGTAATATCATTAAAATTATTACCTTCTTCAATATAATATTTAAGATGAGTGCCTACACCCAAATATTTTGTACCCTCTAGTGAAATCCAAGCGTGTAAGGCTCTTGCGGTACCTAAGTATGTGTTAGTTGTAAGCTTTTCCCAACCACCAAACTTTTCTGGCCTGCCCTTTCTAAACCTTACAAGATTGCAATCAAACCAACCGCCTTCGTTATCGTATGCGGTACCTTCTCTGTTTATGCCTGGTCTAAATACTGTTTTCTGTAAGGGCATACACTAAACCTCATGCCATTCTTTACCTTCAAACAGTAAAGATTCTGCTAATCTTCTGCGTTCTAGTCCTGGTAAGACAACTTTCTCTCCATTAACTCTTGCTTTATTCCATTTACGCATTTGATGTGGTACTTCATTTTTTTTATTGTCATTAAGAACTTTTAACATAGTGGAGTTGTTAAGATTTGATGGACCTAAGTTATAAGTCCAAGCAACTAAAGCATCAAATTCATTTTGCTCTAGCGGCACTAATACTGCATCACTTACGTATGCTCCATACACAGGCAGCTCTTCCTCCAACCACTTGTCTGCTTGTTCTTGTGTACAACTATCTCCTTCTTTTACATTTTTTATTCGGCCAAAACCTATTGTCCATTTTCCTGCGGCGCATTTGTAAGCTTCTAATTCACAACCTTCAAACTTTTTAATAAGTGACTTTCCTTCCTCTGAAATTTGCATGTTACTCTCCTTTATCGCCTGAGTGAGACGCTCCAAAATAGAACGAAATAATAGCACTTGCTAATCCTCCTAAATATCCTAGTACAAGATTTATCAAAGCCTCACTATTTTGCTCTGGAGGCTGTAGTGTTACCAAAAATATATAACCTAAAAAACCTCCAATAGTAGCTATACCTATAATTCTTGCTGTCCAATCTTTACTAAACATACCTCTTGCATTTTGTTTATCTTCTGTTTCCAGCTTAAATACATCAACCTCAAGTTCTTTCATCTTTACTTTAAAATCTTGTTCAGCTTGTTTTATTTGCATCATTTGCTCAGGCGTAGCATTTTGTATTGCTGTTTGTATGTCTTTTGGATTGTTGGCACAACCAAGCACATCTGCAATCATATTACCTGCCATACCACCCATAGGACCACCTAAAGCAGTTCCAATAGTAGGCGCTACTTGACCTAAAATGCCTTTAATTAATTTTTTCATAATATCACCGTAGTAAATACTGCAATTGATAAAGCACCAATAAAACTAAAAACGCCAAATGTTGCCATTCTAATAGTTGTATTTATAGATGCGATTTCTTGTTTAATATCTGCAAACTCGTTGAAAGCAGTTTTCCAACGCTCTGCGTTTTCTTTCTTTGATACAGCTAAATCTTTAGCCACGTCTTGAACTGTTAGTCTTTTATTAACCATATTATTTAATAGTATATATTGCTAAAGAGTGTTTTTTACCTTTAACTTTAATTGGTTTTAGTAATTCTAACTTAAAATTGCAAGATTTTTTAGTGTTATGCCCTATTATTAAATCTACGCCGACATCTTTAGTTGCACTTTCAAGTCTTGCAGCAGTATTTACTGCATCCCCTATAGCACTATAATCAAATCTA